ACTTAATGTCATTGGTCGGCATGACATTAAGTAACCTGACATTTGAAGAATGGTACTTCATCTTATCGCTGGTCATTGGTTTGGCAGCTCTCGGATTGAATTACTGGCATAAACGAGCGATGCAACGTATCGCGAGCGAAAAAAGGTGTGACACCAAGTGAAAATGACGAAACGCATTATTTGCTCTGTAACGGCAGTGGTCGGGTTAGTGACAGGGGGAATGGCATTGCATCGCTCAGAGTTGCCGATTGGCAATGTGACAATCGCAGGTGAACAAATGGGGGCACTAAGAACGAGCCCCATTGGGCTGGAGATCATCGGCAATGCGGAAGGATGTCGCCAAGGCCCTTACACCTGTCCGGCAGGGTTAGCAACGAATGGTATTGGCAATACCCATAATGTGAAAGACCAAGTGGTGTCGTTAGAGCAAATCGCCACAGATTGGGTGAAGAACCTACAACAAGCTGAACAGTGTATCAGTCGGGCAGAAGCGGCCTCTGGCAAACAGATGTCACCAGGTCAGTTCGATGCCTTCACCTCTTTTAGCTTTAATACGGGGTGCACTCGATTTATGCGAAACCGGGATGGCAGTGAAACGCAGGTTTACCGTTTCATTAAACGGGGTGACTTTATCAAAGCGTGCCATGAGTTACCAAGGTGGGTATATGGGGGAGGCGTGAAGTTGAAAGGTTTAATTGACCGCTGGGAAAAAGAACGTGATCGCTGCCTTGCCATATAAAAGCATTAAATGGGGGAAGTGGCTACTGATTGTCGTTATGGGGATTGCCATGGGGACCATGTGGTTGATGTTGAAAGTGAGTCAGTCTGAGTTAGCGGCTTTAAAGGCGCGTTTAGAAAGCACTTTATCAACCAATCAGATCAGCCAAGCAACCATTGAAACACTAACCCAAGAAAACAGCGATGCGAATCATTTACTGGTAGAGAGAGCAAGGTTACACAGCACGAGAGAAGGAAAGCTCAATGAAGACATTGAAACGCTGCGACGCCAACTTGCTGATGAAGAGTGTTATCAAAGGCCTTGGCCTAGTGATGTTGTTGACAGGTTGCGCGAACCGTACTGAGTGGGTTGCGACTCAAGTGGTGGTGAAGTTACCGCCTGCGGGGCTGATCGTGTCTTGTCATAAACCGGAAATTCGAGGCACTAGCCCATTAATAACCGCCAGTGAAGATGTACCCAAATTAAAAGCGGCGTTGAGTCAATGCGCTCAGCAAGCTGAAGATTATTTGCAATGGCGTGCTAAGCACGAAAAAACCAAGAGAGATGACAATGACTAAACCTGTTTTTGCCTCAAAACCTGTAGAAGTCACTATCGGTGACACGGACTTCGAATTTACCCCAACGGTGCAAGACGCGAACAACTACACCAATGACATGATGCCAAACAATAAGGTGGCGCCTGCATACACGTATTTAACTCGTACGGTTAAACCGGAACAGAAAGCGGCATTGACCGAGTTGCTGGATAGTGTTCCCGGCCTAACCATTGAGCTGTATGCCACCGTGAGTAATGCCTCTAAAGGTGGCATTGAAATCACACTAAAAAAATAACCGACAGGGCAAAGAGGATTGAAGAGAGCCCACTTGAACAAGCCTTTGCCCTGCGTCGTCACTTTTTACCCAGTGAGCCTGATGACGAACAAAGTTTAAGTCGCGCTATCTGGTTGGATAAACACCAGTTCGAACGTGAAGAAAGAGCAGTAATGAGCGCAATTAGCCGATTGTTTAGTAGGTAGAGGCAACATTACGCATGAGTATGGAAAAGCTTTTAATGCACGTGGCTTTGGTTGACCAAGTAACCAAACCACTGCAAGGCATCACTAAAGAAATGCAATCTTCCATGGAAGTAGGCAAGCAAGGCATGCAAAACATGGCGACAGGTGGCGCGGGTTTGGTTGCGGCTGGCTTTGCTATCCAGAATGCGTTGATGCCTGCCATTGAAATGGACAGAAAACTAGGTGAGGTGAAATCACTTGGGGTTGCTGAGGATGCATTAAAGCAATTGCAAGCAACCGCTCTCGACTTTTCTGCCAAGTACGGTAAGTCAGCGACGGAGTTTGTTGGGGCGTCGTATGATATTCAGTCCGCTATTGCGGGGTTAAACGGTGAGGAGCTTTCTCAGTTCACCAAAGCGTCGGGTGTGCTTGCTGCTGCGACTAAAGCGGACACCGCTACTATCACCAATTACATGGGCACCATGTACGGAATATTTAAAAACCAAGCCCTAGAAATGGGTAAAAGTGAATGGGTGGATCAGGTAGCAGGCATGACTGCCAGTGCAGTGCAAAGGTTCAAGACCACGGGTAGTGAAATGAGTAGCGCTTTCACTAGTGTGGGTGCTAATGCTACATCGGCAGGAATTGCGATGTCGGAACAAATGGCAATATTAGGTACGTTGCAAGCCACAATGAGCGGCAGTGAAGCGGGGACTAAATATAAAGCGTTCCTAGCTGGGGTCGCCAATGCTCAAGACAAACTCAATGTATCTTTTACTGACAGCCAAGGTCAGATGCTGCCTATGCTGGATATTCTCGATAAATTGAAAGGCCAATATGGTGACACCTTGAGTGTGGTAGAAGCGGCCGACTTGAAAAAAGCATTTGGTTCAGAAGAAGCCGTAAGCATGATCAAGCTGCTCATGGCTGATACTGATGGGTTAGCTGTAAGCATTGAACAACTAGGTAAAGTTGAGGGCATGTCAAAAGCTGAAGAAATGGCGAGTGCTATGACTGACCAATGGAAGCGATTGGAGTCTGTATGGTTTGCCGTCCGCGCTGCTGTCTTTGGTGCTGTGCTTCCGTCTATCAATACTGTTGTCGGTTCGATGGCTGACGGCATGATGGTGCTTGTGGGTTGGACAGACGAATTCCCTTGGCTTGCTGAAATTTTGGGTTACGTCTCGATTGCGGGTTTGTCTCTTGGTGGTGTCGTAGCAACACTATCGCTTGTGATGGGGATCGGACAAATGATGTCGGCAGGTTGGGCCGTCACCATGACAGGTTTAAACAGTATCATGAAGTTGTTCCGCATTAGTACGATCGCTAGCGCTGCTGCAGCCTGGTTATTTAATGCCGCTTTATGGGCTAACCCAGTCACATGGGTTGTGGCTGGTATGGCACTGCTTATTGGTGGTGTGGTTGCTGCAATCTATTGGTGGGACGACTTAACCGCAGCATTCAAAGACACGGCTTGGTTTGATGTTATTGCAGGAGCGATTGAGGGCCTTGTTGATTTGCTGAATATGATCCCCGGTGTGGACATTGAATTGGGTAGCCAGGTGGAGACGCCAGAGGTCAGTGCAGCGGTTCAAGCTGAGCGAAACGCCCCTAAATTAATTGAACCCATGATGTTCGACGCGCCAGCAATGCCAACAACGACTAACGGTGAAAGCATTGCCGAATACAAACAACCGAGTGCTCTGCCGACGCTACCGCCTAACATGGTTCAAAATGTGACGACTAACCATAAACCACAAGGGAGCAATGTGAACTCTTACGGTGACGTTTACATCACCGCGCCAAACGGGATCACTCCAGATCAGCTAGCAGAGTGGGATGAACTCAATGCCGGATGATAAGAAGTATAGAGACATCAAAGTGCTTGACGGGGGGTGGGAGATGGATGCAGGCCAACAGCCAGCCGAATGCAGTGATTTGTACAGCATCGCGCAAGACATCAAGCACACCATTATGGAAGCCGGTTTGGCACGTCAATTGGTTGCTGAACGAAACCCGGCTTTACGAGTTGATGTAATGGTGCAGATTGAGCAGTTAGCTGAGGGTGATGTACGAGTCGTTCCAGGTACAGCAACTGCAACAGAACGAGAAACTGGTGAAATGACCTTAACGGCAACGGCTTATGAATATGGTGAGCTTGAGGTGACAATATGAGTAAACGACCAAGCGCAGACTTTATCGATATCTTAAGCGAATCGGGTGTGCCGGTGACCGAAGAGGAATTCGAGGCCAAGTTAAAACAAGAAGTGGTTGGGGCTGGCAGTAAGGTCTCTAATGACTCTGAAATGTCACCTTTCTGGCGATGGGTTCGTGCAGCAATAATAACGCCATGTGTCTGGTTAATTAGAACGCTACTCGCTGAACACGTGATGCCGAATATATTCGTGGCGACTGCAGAGCGTTGGGCTTTAGAGTTGAAAGCTTGGGAATACGACATTGTGCCGAAAGAGGCAGTTAAAACACAAGGCAACATCACCTTAACCAAGGCGAACGCTGCTGATGCTGTGAAGATAGAAGCTAGCGCAGTAGTTCAAACTTTGCCGATTAATGGAGTGGTGTATAAAGTTCGTGTGCTGGCTGAAACCGTGATTGATGCGGGTCATCTAACGGGGAAAGTACTCGTTGAAGCATTTGAAGCTGGCTTTGATTTTAATTTGCCAGCAGGTTATTTCAATATCATTCCAGAAGAGATCCCAGGGATTGTTGATGCGGTTAATGAGCCGGACTGGATAACCCAACTGGGTGCAAACCCTGAAAGTAATGAAGAGTTGGCACTGCGTATTCAGAATGCTTTCACTAGTTCAGGCGAGTGGCACATTGATGACGTTTACCGCTCGATTATTTCAAGTGTCGCTGGGATTCGTAGCGATAATATCTATTTCAAAAATACAGGTGAAGTTACTCCAGGTACTGCAGAAGCTTTGATTTTAATGGAAGTCGGTGAAACCCCTCAATCAGTCATTGACGAGTTAAATGACCACATTATGGCTAAAGGGCATCACGGTCACGGTGATGTACTGACTTGTAAGGCTATTCCAGATTCTGAGCATGATGTGATCGCCGAGGTTGTTTTAGTGGAGAGCCTAGACGAGCAAGCGCAAGTGAACGAGTTGCTAGAAATCGAAGACCGTATCAGGGCGGCATTTCGCGAAACGGCCGCTTATCCAGAGATGACACGCTCTAAACCAGAAAGCCGTTTCAGTCTTTCTCTACTTGGTACCGAAATCCACACCAATATGACGGAGGTCGAATCGGTTAAGTTCACCGTAGGCGGAAAGGTGCAAGAAGACATCATCAGTGGCTTAGAGCAACCTCGTTTGAAAACGCTAACGGTAAGGGGATAACTCATGTCTGAACATCAAAATTACGACCAAGAACAACACACACCAAAGTTACCGGAAGTGGCCATTCCTTGGTGGCAAGATGGAAGCACCACATCGGAGGAAATCAAAGAGCCTCACTTTTTATCGAAAGGGGTGTTCGTATTTTTTCAAATGGTTTGGGGTTGGTTGTTGTTTCCGCTTCGCCAAATGGATGCCCTGACATGCAGTGAAAAGACTTTGGAGTTAATGGCTTGGGATAGAGACATCAAACGCTTTGAGGGTGAACCGCTTTCAATGTTTCGTAAGCGAGTGAAATAAGCAGCAGTGAATGCTAAAGA